TAACAATTATTTTATAGGATTTTCATAATCTTGCAAATTATGAATAATTAACGCGTGAAGCAATACGAAATAACTTTAGCCTTTAAAAGTTATATTATGTGAAGCTAAAGCATAATTAAGGACAAAGGCAAGAGAATTAATTCTCTTTTGAGAAGATGATGTTGATGATGGAATTAATTGATGATGAATGATGAAGAAAATGATTGTTGTTGATGATGAAATTAATTGATGATGAGAGATGAAGACGCTTGTGAAAAAACCACAAGTTTGTGAAATCCATAAAATACCCTTTTTTTTAATCCACTAATTAACTAACTAAGCACCCACACCATTTTCTTGTAATATAAATTAAACGTTGTGTTTTAATTTATTTAAAAAATAAATTATTATATTATGAAATATCCTAATGTAATTTTTTTTAGGAAAGATGAATATGATATTGTTGATGGTTTTTTTGATAAAAATAAAGAAAAATTATTATTTAACTTAAATATAACATCTGATTTAGATGAATTAAATAAATTAAATGATTCAAATTATCATTTAATTGTAACATATGGTGATTCAAATATTTATCTGAAAGATGTGAATAATATATTATCTAATAGAATTAAAAAAAGATGGTTACATTTTAATGAAATAAATGATATAAATCAATTTAATAAAAGTATTAATTATTGTTTTATTAATAATGTTCTTAAAACTAATCGTGTAAAATTTTCAATATTTACAACATGTTATAATTCATATAATAAAATGTTAAGAGCATATAGTAGTATTAAAAATCAAACTTTTAAAGATTGGGAATGGGTTATTTTAGATGATTCACCTGATGATAATCATTTTAATTTTCTTAAAAATATATTAATTAATGATAAAAGAATAAGATTATATAAAAGGAGTGAAAATAGTGGTAATATTGGTAATGTTAAAAATGAAGTTGTATCATTGTGTAGAGGAGAATATTTATTAGAACTTGATCATGATGATGAAATATTACCTGATGTATTAAATGATTCTATAAATGTTTTTGAAAGTAATCCTGAAATTGGTTTTATATATATGGATTATACAAATATAACGGAAGATGGGAAAATGGTAAAGTATTCAGATTTTTTTTCATTTGGTTATGCGGGTTATTATTGTTATAAATATAATAATAAATGGTATTATGTTGCAAGTACACCAAATATAAATAATATAACATTGAGTCATATTATTTCTGTACCAAATCATCCTAGAATATGGAGAAAAGATATATTATTAAAAATAGGAAATTTTTCAGAGTTTTTACCAATTTGTGATGATTATGAATTAATTCTCCGTACAGCTATAAATACTAAGATTGCTAAAATTCACAAGTTAGGATATATTCAATATATGAATAATAATAATAATAATTTTTCTTTAATAAGAAATTCTGAAATTAATAGATTATGTCAAGATGAAATATATCCTCAATACTATGATTTATTGAATATTAATAAAAAAATGCAAGATTTAGATGCATTTGAAGATTTTAGTGTTTTAGGAAAAGAAATATGGAAAAGAGATAATTATGAACATAAATATTGTAATAAAATAATTAATATTAATTATGAAACACAATATTGTATTTTAGGTGTTGAAACATTATTAATAAATGAAGAATATATAATGGAACTTTATAAAAATGATAAAAATGACTTTATATTATTAGAAAATGAAAAAACAAATATAGAATTAATGAATTTATTTGATGAAAAAAAATTAGATAGAATAAAATGTTATTCGCTTATTAATAATTCTATAGATGATTTAATATCTTATTTTAAATTAATATATAAAAGTTGTGATGACTATATCATATTATTAAATGATAAAATTTCAAAAAATATAAGTATAAAAATAAATCAATTAGTTAAAAATAAAAATGCAAAAAAAATAACAATAATAACACCATCAATAAGACCAGAAAACTTATCACAAATCAAAAATAGTATAAATTTTGAATATATTAATGAGTGGATAATTGTTTATGATGAAAATATAATTAAAGAAAATCCATACTTATTTAAAAATGAATCTAAAATTACTGAATACTTACATAAGAACGAAAAAAGCACCGCTGGAAATAGTCAACGTAATTTTGCATTGTCTAATATTAAAAATAAAGATACATATATATATTTTTTAGATGATGATAACATTATGCATCCTGATATATATAATTTATTTGACTGTTTAGAAGATAACAAAATATATACATTTAATCAAAAAAGACCAGCTAATATTTTTCCTTTTAAAGATGTATTAAAAGGGAATAATGTTGAAGTTTATAAAATTGATAGTGCTATGTTTTTAATTGATTACAACTTGTGTAAAAATATAGAATGGTCTATTGAAAAATATAATGCTGATGGATTTTATATTATTGACTGTTATAATAGAAATAAAGATGCATGGATATTTATTAATAATATTTTTGCTTATTATAATATATTATCTAAATAATATTAATGTTGGATAAAAAATTTATTTTATTTATATTTATAACAATTGTTTTAATAATAATAATTTTACAATTGAAATGTAAAAAAGAAAATAAATGCTTTCATGAGTTGCTTTATCCAGATGATTATAATGTAGAATTTAATGAAAAAAAATATAGAAAATATGATAAAAAAGAAAATTATAAAAAAATATTATTAGACGGATTTAAAATTATGAAAACTAAAAAAATAGTTGTTGGTGCTTTATTTAAAGATTCAGCATATGTTTTTAGTAAATTTAGAAAAAGAATGGAAAACTTAAAAAAATATTTTAATGATGTTAAAATTGTTATTTTTGAAAATGATTCAAAAGATAATTCAAGAGTACTTCTTTTAAATTGGGAAATTGAAGATAAAGATTTTCATATGATTAAATGTAAAGAAAATGATTTTTGTTTATTAAAAAATGTTAGTGCAATAAGTCATGGTACATTTTCTGCGAATAGAATGAAAAAAATGTCAGAATATAGAAATTATCTTAAAAAATATGTAGATGAAAACTTTAGTAATTATGATTATTTTATGATGATTGATTCAGATGCACATGGACCTTTTAGTATTGAAGGTTTAGCATATTCTTTTGGTAAAAATTTGGATTGGGATATGATGAGTGCATATGGTTCAACAGGTCTTGTTTTAACTGCAGGTCAATTAATATATCATGATTATATAGCATATTTAAAAAATTATAATACTTTAACAGAATTTAAAAAAGCAATAAATATTAATTTTAAAAATTATAATGATTTTATTCTAGTTGATAATGCATTTGGTGGTTTAACTATATATAAAATGTCAAGTATTAAAGATGTTGATTATACACCAAAAAATGGAAAATATATATGTGAACATACTATATTTACTAATAATATGAAAGCAAAAGGCTTTAATAAATTTTATATTAATCCAAAATTAATATTTTTAATGGGTAAACAGGGTGCAGATATATTACCTTTTTATTAAAAAATATATAGAGTAATGTATTATTTATATATAGAGTAATGTATTATTTATATATAATATTTTTTGTGTTTATAAGAACAAGTTTATGTATACATTTAAGTAAAGAATCACAACAAAGAATCAAAAATATTATTCAAAATCCAGGAACTACAATAGAAATGCGAGAACAAGTAAATAACATATTATTTAATAGCTACAAAAAATGGGCTGAATATAAGGCTCTAGATTTTAAACAGCTACATAGACATAAATGTTATCACATTAAAAATGATGAGATGAAATCTTATGCTTTATTTGGATTATATCAAGGTATTCAGAGATACAATGGAAATAATACATTTATAACTTATATTGATTTTTATATAAAACATGAATTACAAAAAGGGATGGCAAAATTGATACCAATTAACACATTACCAAAAACATTTATAAAAAAAAAAAAATCAGCAGAAGAAAATAAAAAATTATATAATATTTATTTGAAACCAATATATATTGGATTTGATAACTATTTAATGGAAACCACTGAATACAATTCTTTATATTCTAACAAAAACAGGTGGTTAAATAATGAAAATGATTTAATGTTTCAAATAAAAATTTGGAAAGAAATTTATAAATTACCACCATTTCAAATGAAAATAATGTATTATAAATATTCTAATGATTTTGAAATGATACGAACAAATAGTGAAATTGCAGAAATAATGAATTGTCCAATAAATAAGATTAACCTAAATTTGATTGATATAAAAAATAAATTATTAACATTTATAGACGACTTTGACTCTAATATCTAATTTACAAGAAATAAAAAAATTGAAAAAAATATACTAAGACATAGGTTAAGAATTTTATGAGTTATTTATCAAGTATTGGAATTTCACATAAAGTTGGACTAACACCTAAAAAGTCTAATAATAATAGTACGACATTTAATGCAACACCTGTTGCATTTACTATGTCAAATGGAGGTTATCATATGGTTTTAAATTCTCCACAACAAATGGTTTTAACTTCTCCACAACAAATGGTTTTAACTTCTCCACAACAAATGGTTTTAACTTCTCCACAACAAATGGTTTTATCTTCTCAACAAAAAATTTATTGTAAAGCACAAGGGTGTACATCTTGTAAAGCACCAGGTCAAACACATTATTGTCGGATTTGTTACAGTACAGATAGTAATCATCGCTCAAGAAATTGTCCCTTAAAAAATCGTATTTATTGTAGAGCAGTTGGTTGTACTTCATGTACTCGACCTGAACAGAAACACTATTGTAGTAGTTGTGGCGATGATGATAGTAATCATTTAACACAAAATTGTAAAAGAGTAAATAATATTATTTATTATAATAATGATGATCATAATCATTTAAAATCAAATAGTGTAAAAGAAATACCTCCAAAAAAGACTCCCGTTATAATTAATGGAATCTTAATGTATGTTTAGTTTATAATTATTTGTAATATCTTTTAATTTAACTAAAAATTTGTTAAAATTATTACAAACTGTGTAGATGTCTACATGATTTATACTATTAATTAAATCACTTAATTCATTTGTAATATTAGCATTAAATAATAATACAAATATATCATAATATTCTGATATTTTTGATATTAATTGTGATGTAATAAAATCATTTTCATAATTTTCAATTTTTAATTCATTAAAAATCGAATTATTAATATCATTTAATATATTATTTGTTATATTTTTATTTATTAAATTTCTATAAATATATAAATTTATATTTATAAAATTTTTTAGTTCTTTAATAATATATTTTTGAAATAATTTTACGTATTCTTTGTTTTCACTTATATTTTTTTTTAAATCTTCATTATTAGTTATTTTAAT